ATGGTGGCAACTGCACCATCGATCTTCTCTGTGGATTTTTCCTTATCCGGCTTGATATTGCCCGCCGGGTCAGTGCGGATGAAGATGTTATCCATCATCCACCGCAGTACCGGATGACCGCCGTGAGCGATCCGCTCCTCCAGTACCAGCTTCATGAGTTCTTTGGTGGGTGGGGACATATCCTTGAAGCCCTGTCCGAAGGGAACAACGGTGAAGCCCATGCCTTCCAGGTTCTGAACCATCTGGACAGCACCCCAACGGTCAAAGGCAATCTCACGGATATTGAAGCGTTCACCCAGCCGTTCAATGAATTTCTCAATGTAGCCATAATGGAGGACATTACCCTCGGTAGTCTGAAGGAATCCCTGCCGCTCCCACAGATCGTATGGCACATGATCTCTGCGGACACGCAGATCCAAATTGTCTTCCGGAATCCAGAAGTATGGCAGGATCATATATTTATCATCTTCGTCGGTGGGCGGGAATACCAGTACCAAAGCTGTGATATCCGTGGTGGAGGAAAGGTCAAGACCACCGTAGCAGACACGCCCCTCCAGATCATCTTCGTTTACTGCAAATTCGCATTTGTCCCACAGGTGCATCGGCATCCATCTGATTGCCTGCTTGACCCACTGGTTCAGACGAAGTTGCCGGAAAGCATTCTCTTCACCGGGATTCTGCTTGGCTGACTCGCAGGCATCTCTGACCTTGTCAATACCCACGGTAATGCCCAGAGAAGGGTTAGCTTTCTTCCAGGTTTTGGGGTCTGTCCAATCGTCGTTCTCATCCGCGCCGTAAATGACCGGGTAAAAGGTTTGGTCAATTTTCCGACCTTCGATGATGTCCTTGGCCTTCTGGTGGATCTCATAACAAATGGACTTGGTGTCATTACCGGCGGTGGTAATGAGGAAGTACAGCGGCTGCATACGGGCATCGCCAGAACCCTTGGTCATAACATCAAACAGCTTCCGATTGGGCTGGGTATGCAATTCATCGAAGACAACACCGTGGGTATTGAAACCATGTTTATTACCGACGTCGGCAGAAAGCACCTGGTAGATACTGCCCGTTGGCTGATAGATCAGCCGCTTCTGGGAATCCAGTATCTTTACTCGCTTTTCCAGTGCAGGACACATACGCACCATGTCAGCTGCCACGTTGAAAACAATGGATGCCTGTTGGCGATCAGCAGCACAGCCATAAACTTCGGCTCTTTCTTCTCCGTCACCGCAGGTCAGGAGTAAAGCAACGGCGGCAGCCAGCTCGGACTTCCCCTGCTTTTTGGGGATTTCAATGTAAGCGGTATTAAACTGCCGATATCCGTTGGATTTTAATGTGCCAAATATATCTCGGATAATCTGCTCTTGCCAGTCAATCAGTTCAAAGGGCTGTCTTGCCCATGTACCCTTGGTATGGCACAAGCACTCAATGAAGCCGACCGCATAATCCGCAGCAGCTTTATCATAGTGAGACCCCTTCGCCATGAACCGGGTAGGTTTATACTTCTTCAGCTTCCGGATTTGCGATCACCTCCTGTCAAAAAAGAAAAGCCACACCGAATCAGTGTGACTAACAAAAGAAGGAACAGAGCCTTTCGGCTCCGTCCCAGATACACTTATTCAAAATCAGTGGTTCTCACTGAAGATGAGGATCTGCAAGGCCATTTCCACATCCTGATCCACGGGATTCATATCCCAGCCTCTGTCATAGTTGCAGACGATTTCGCCCTTACGCTTCAGAGTCAGTTTGCTGATGCGTCCACCGTCAATTCCGAACCGGGAAGGCTCATCAAAGACCTTGATCCAGTAATGAATCCAACTGGAATTGACCTTTATGGCTCCTTCTTTCCACATGGTTCTTCCTCCTCAGTTACATCATCTCTTCCGAAAAGCATGGCCATTACCATCTGACCACCCAACCGGAAACCTTCTATAAAGCCATCTTCTTCGATCAGTGCATCCAGATAATTGTGTTCTGCGATGTATTCCTCAAACATGGTGATCTGCTCCGGAGTAAGGGATTTCCGGAAAGTTGCAGCCAGATCTGCAATACGGCGATCCTGTTGAAACCGCTTTGAGGTTTTGTCGATCGTCCGTCCACAGGGATCAATGTTGCCACCATACAGCTGCGAAATCAAATACCGGTACATCACTCCACCACCTTTCGGCAGTGGTCTTCGCCATAGACCACACCCAGGCCGGAACCACAATCCCAGGCCACATGGATCGTACCAATGGAATCTACGGAAATCACCGTACCCTTGCATCCGGGAATCAGTTTTGTGTTATAGGGATCATTCATGCTGATAAGCTCTACTCGTGTCCCCTTGGGGTACTGTTCCCGGAGGTTCTGAAGCACCTCTCTGGAAATCACTCGCATTCCTCTACCTCCTTACGGATACCTGCCTTAAATGCGGTGCTGCCGGAAAGGTTGCGAAGCAGGATCTTACGGGCTGTTTTATACTCTTCACCGATAAAACCGAGCCGCAGGAGGAAGCACCGGAAGGCATACTTCTCATTATCGACTTCCTTCTCCTTCGTGCTGATCCGTTTCTGATTCCGGGCCATCTCACACAGTTTGCAGATGAAATTATCATATGCAATGATTTCTTCCGGAGTGGGTTCGCCGGGAAACCAGGGGAAGCTGACTTTGTGTTCTGTTACCTCAATGGGCAACTCCTGAACGTCGAGGGCTTTCTTGATCAGATCTCCCTTCACCTTCACGATGTTGTGAAGATTCGTGAGATTTGCATCCGTAAAAATGGCGCGGGGCATGGAAATGCAAATGCCGTGAAAATCAGTCTCGTTGGGATCTGCGCTCATTTCAATGTCGAACTCCTCAGAATACAGATGCTGCGTCAGCCTCTCAATGGCTTCTTCAGAAAGGCCATCGTTGATAATGAGGCTACCAGTCTTGTCGATGGTAATGCATCCCACCTTATAGCTGAAACTAGGAGCTCCGCAGTACTGAGGTGGAAGATCCAACCATGTGGAAATGGTTTGCACCAAGCGTTTACGCTCGGTACCCTGTGCGTTGATAATGATTGTCATGTGTAAAACCTCCTTGTTTTTGGGTAGTACACATATTCGCTCTACATCACATAAATAGCAAGTTGTATATCCGCCAGGATATGTAGAATTAGATTTCACCGAATTGTGTATAAAACACAATGCCCGCAAGTACGAAAAACACGCACGGCAGAGCAACTCCATTACCCCACATTTTGTACTCTGCGGCATCAGAATGGGGATGTTTGATCCACTTGATTATCTGATTCCGGCTCCTGGGTTTGGTGCCGGGACTTACGATCCTGCGATGGGTTTCCCATACTTCTGTCCAGAATGCAATATCCTCTTCCGTGGGATCTTCTGTCTCCAGGCCAGCGCACCACCAGTCCGGGAAGCCCTGCAGTCTGGCGCATTCCGTAGGAGTCAACCGCCGGACAGAATACACGGGAGTTCCATTGCCATTGATAAGAGGGGGATCTTTATAATCGGACGCACACAGCGTGGCTGCGACCTCCTCATCTGCCTTCATGAAGAAGGAGGCTTTACTTGCACAGAACGTTTTATTCTCCACGATTGCCACACCACCCTGGTTGCAGGAGGGGTTACCTCCATTGGCATCCAGAGTGCGTGTGGTAGCTGCCTCATAAAATCCACTATGGGGATTGGCAGACTTCATGGCATTAGAGTCTTTGGAACAGATTCCGAATACCATAGCAGATTCTTCCCGGACAACAAAAGGCTGATTGTTACCACCGGTTCCATAGGTTGCTGCAACCGTGGGAGCCGTCTCAAGAGGACCGGTATATCTGGTATCCTGGCTATGATTTTCAAAGACTGCTGTCTCCTCCAGTACCACAGGAGGATGATGGGCTTCTGCCCGGAGTGTGCAGGTGACCTCATGGGTCACATCCATCCGGCTGCCGCCCTGGTCATTCAGAACCACACCATTTCTTCCGGTAGACATTCCACAGTTCACTCCAAGGGTAGATGCGACAGGAGACACTGTACCGTTGTACCCGTCTAAGCCGAGGCCTGTAATTCCAGCGCAATTCTCAGCACCTCCGGCAGTTCTTTGCCACGCTCGGAAGCTCTCCGCAGAATACCGCGACAAGCCTTCTGACTCAAATAATACTTTTCCGGCACATTTGTCATTAAGATCTCCGACAAGAAAGATACGTTTTCTGCGTTGGGGCAAACCCCAGTATTGGCAGTCGAGAGTGCGGTACGCAACACTCCATCCGTCTCCCATATAGCAGTCAGC